AATTTCGGATGAACAAATCTGCCATGTAATTGATGATAGTATCTATAAATTTCAAAGATCACATCATGACGCTTCCGAAAGAGTTGTTTTAGCGTTTGATCGAAACCCCAACTCTAGTAGATATATTATGCCGGATAAAGTTATTGCGGTTGATGAAGTGCTACATGGACGCTATACTTTCAATTATCGGTCTGGATCAGGTGCAGCGGATGAGTATTTATTGTTTGGTCGCCATAATTTTACCATGAAATTAGGTGGCCATGATGGTCAAGTGATTACGCCTTATGTTATCGCAGAACAATACTATCAAACTTTAATGCACAATATGGTTCCGGTTCCCGATTATGAATTTTCTGAAGTGTCTCATGTTTTAAAGTTTTTTTCACCACATGATAGGCGAAACACATTTAATAGATTAGATACAATGATGGTTTTGGTTCGTGCTTATTATACTGAAGATGAATGGCCCGATATGTATAATCATGAATGGCTTAGAGAATATGCTATTTGCCGTTTGGGTGAAAAATGGGGTGAAAACATCAATAAATACGACAACATCAAAACTGTTGGCGGTGGTGTTTTGAATGGTCAGGGAATTTTACATAGGTATCAAATGAAGCGCCAAGAAATGGAAGAAAAATTAACTGAGCTTGGCCAAGCTCCTATAATTTGGATTCAATAGGAGTTTTAAATGAGTGGGTTCATGAAATTCAATCGTGGCTGTGGTAGATCTGAAGAAAAACAGTTATTTAAATTAAATCAAGAGACTGTTGAAACGGATCTATGGGAATCAATTTATGATGAATCCGCACAACATTTTGGAGTAGAATGTATTTATTTACCGAGAACATTTGTCAATATAGATGAAATTATCGGTGAAGATTTGTATAGTGTATTTGAAGAACATAAAATTTTTAAATTAAGATTATATTTAACAACTTCAGATATGTATTCTGGATCAAATGAAATTATTGATGTTGTTGGTATCATGAATTTAGATGAAACTTCATTTCAGTGCGCCAAACAAAGAATAGCTTATGAAGCGGAAAGACAAGCTGGTTTATTAAATTTTGTCCCCAAAGAAGGGGATTTGATTTATTGTAAAGATTTAAATAACGATTTGTTTGAAGTTCACGCAGTAGAAGCAGAATATAGTCAATTTTATGATCGTGGGAGAGCTTATGCTTATGAATTTAAATGCCTTAAATATGCCCACGGCGGAGATCAATTTAAAACAGGAAACCGTGAATTGGATAACATACCAAACATGGAAGCCACTAATGAGTATGGTGATAATAAGGTTATAGATAGACATGTTAAAGATGTGAATTTGCCTGTTATTGACCCATCAGAAATAGATTTTTTTGGAGATATTTAAATGTGGGATTCTTCGTTAGGTGAACCTAGAATTTGGTATCATAATACTATAGCCAATGTAATCAAATCTGTATTTGCTACATTTGATAATATTGTAATTGCTAGAAATTATTCAGATGAAACTTTTCAACATTATAAGGTTCCTCTGTATAATGCTGGAAAAGATATTATGATTGCAAAATTTCAACAAACGGTTAGAAATGAAGAAGAAAATAAATTAGGAATGAAAGAACGTGATATTAGAGCTATTTTTCCTGCAATGGGGTTGTCCGTTGAAGGTTTTTCTTTATCTATAGATGATAATAGACAAACCCATCAGCAACTTAAATATGTTTTAAAAGATCCTGAAGATTCGGATGTTCGCCAATATATGTATAATGGTGTTCCAGTTAATATGGTATTTCATTTAACAATCATGGCAAATAAAGCTCATGAAATGTTTAACATTATTGAAAATATCTTTGCCAGATTCAGACCAACAATTAACATATCAATTTTGGACACAGCTTTAAATATTAAACGTGATTTAAGAATTGCATTAAGTCAGTCCAATGTTTCTATCACTAAATCATTTGAATTTGGTAAAAATAGAATTTTAGAAGCAGAATTGGCAATGATGACTTCTTTTTATGTTTATCCCCCTATTGAAGATCAGGGTGTGATTAAACATATTTTTTTAAATTATAAAAACATGGATAATCATAATGAAACATGGTTTATTGATCAATGGGATGTGATACCTGAAGAGGCAGCAAAAGAAGATCCACATTATGAACAATTAACTCAAACTGATTTTCCCGGAACAGATGATGAAAGTTCAGTGATTAAAATGTCTATTCCTGTGAATAATCCGACTCCATAAATGGTGAACCAATGTCGATGACAGATAAATTCAATGTGAGGCCGTTGGAAATAATTAACGATGTGCCGGAAAATAAAGATTTAAAAACATTAAACACCGTGTCACATTCTCTTCAAAATTTGGCCATTGTCACTGATGAAGAGATACGTGAAAATTATGAAAATGCACAAAAATCATTTAAATCCGTAATGAAGGTTTGTGATGACCTAATTGAGGAAGCTAAAGAAGTTTATTTTTCAGATCCTTCAAAGGTAATTATTTTAGAAAAAATAGCTATGTTAATGAGGGCAAGGAATGAAGCTGCTAAATCATTAGGTGAATTGCATAATAACATGACTTCTTTAATTGAAACTCCAAAAGAATTGACTGTGAATAATAATGAATTTCACATGTCAAATGAAGACACTGCTAATTTAATTAGGGGAATCCGTGAAGATTTAGGTTTGAAAACTGTTTTAGATAAACATGCAAAATAATTTTAATTTTAATAATATTGATTGGGGTTTTAGAGAGCTTCCAGATTTTGATGTTGATGTCGATGGGCATGTAATTAAATTTGAAGGCAATCCGAAGATTCGCCAAGCGGGTATTAAATTAAATTTAACCGAAGCATACATTAAAGAAATTATTAAATGTTCATTAAACCCTATCTATTTTATTAGAAATTATATTTATATTATCAATACAGATAAGGGTTTAATCAAGTTCGATATGTGGCCTGTTCAAGAAGAAATGGTATTGAACATGCACAATAATAGATTTTCTTCAAATTTATTGCCAAGGCAGTCGGGGAAAACGACAACTATTGGTGCATATATCATTTGGCACACCATTTTCCAAGAGGCCAAAAACGCCTTGATTTTCGCCCATAAAGGTGAAGCAGCTAAAGAAAACATTCTCAGAATTTATACAATGTATGAGAATTTGCCAAAATGGATGCAACCGGGAATTATTAACATTGCAAGGAAAAGTCATTTAGAATTTGAAAACAATTCAAGAATCATTTCTGGAACTACTGGAGTTGGTGCGGGTGCTGGTAAATCTATAAGTCTGTTATATTTAGATGAATTTGCTTTGGTTCCGAATAATAGAGCTAAAGAGTTCATGACTTCAACCATGCCAACTATTTCAAGTTCAAAGGAATCTAAAATCATCGTTTCATCTACCCCAAGGGGTATGAACCATTTTTATGAGATTCATAATTCTCCAGGTTATAGTCAATTCACTGTAAAATGGGATGATATTCCGGGAAGAGATGAGAATTTTAAAAAGGCCGAACTCGAACGTGCAAATGGTGATCTGTTATATTGGGCGCAGGAATATGAATGTAAATTCGTAGGTTCTTCAAACACTTTAATTGATCCTGAAGTATTAGTAAGATTGAATCATTCACACCCAATTGAGGAAAGATTTAACACAAATTTAAAAATTTATGAAAAACCACAACCAAATCATCGTTATATGCTATGGTGTGACCCATCAGCAGGTACAAATAATGATGATTCCACTATCCAAATTATAGATATTAGTAAATTCCCTTTAATTCAATGCGCTGCATATAAAAACAACAATATAGGGTTATCTCAATTTCCAGTTTTAATTAAGGAATTGGCATTATATTACAATAATGCTTTAGTTATCATTGAAAAAAATGGTGTTGGTGCTAATGTGGCCGATTCATTATATGGATTCAATGGTGACAATTATGAATATGTAGTTGGTTGGGATAAGACAAGACAATTTAAATCACCCCAAAAAGGTGTATTTACCACACCATCAGTTAAAATGCAAGGTTGTTTAAAGTTAAAAGAATTGATTGAAAATGGTAAATTGATTCTTCAAGACAAAGATACAATTGAACAATTTTATCATTTTCAATCTATTGGAAATACATGGAAAGCACCCGATGGCCAAAAAGATGATTTGATTATGGCATTGGTTATTGGAACATTTATTATTCAATTTTCTTGGATACATGATAGAATCATGTCTGGATTAGATATGACGGAAGTAATATCCCAATCTATTCAAGAAATTCAAGAAGAAGTTCAAGATTTATGGGATCAGGATTTTTGGAAAAATTTACAGACAAATCCTGAATTTGAAGATGCGGTTGAATTTATGATTGATGTGGCAATTTTTAAAGATAAATAGGTTGCTGAAAATTTATTATAAATAGAAATAGAGATTTTTGTGGAGAAAAAAATGATTCAAGGCAATAGTAGTGATCAAAAGATC